TAATCGTTGTGAGAATTGCGAAGAGATATTTAATATAAAGTTAGTAGAAGTACATCATACAAAATCAATGCATGGCTGGAAAACTTATGATGAATTGATTGACAAAATGCTATGCCATTCGACAGAGCTTAAAGTTTTATGCGAACGCTGCCATCGCTATGAAAATGCGAAACAAAAAATAGAAGCTGTTGGCATATCTAAAAAAGCAAGGAAAGAATTTTCTTAATATGATAAAGAAAATGGATAATACGAGTTTTTGGTTTCATTTGGGTTTCGTTATTGGATCTCTATCTAGAGAAGACTTGGCAAAATATCTAGCAGAAAATGGATTTAGCATGGAGGATCAAAAGGAGATCAATAAGCAGTTAACAAAGCTTGCTTCCATAGTCTTCAAGTAGATTATTAATCTAGTGGAGTGTATTATGCGACCTGAACATTTTAAATATCTATACGGTGAATATGAAGCCTGTGATACATGCTTGTATAGTAACTATCTAATTGATATGAGCTTTAAATGTCATAAGCATGATTTTATTTTCGAAGATAAAGAGCAAAGCGATCATATCTGTGATGATTGGGAGATATAGAAATGACACATTCAAATAATATTATTAAGATTAAACGAGAAGTTTTAGTGGAAGTGATTGCTAGTATTTTTTCAACAGGCGTACGTCTTAGTTGGCTGAAAAATGTTGATAAAAAGAATTGAGAAGAAAAAACTAAAAATTATGCAGAAATAGTTGTGCAGGAAATGGAGAAGCAGAATGAAAATAGAATTTGAGTATCGGGGAATAAATAAAGTAGAATATAAAACTAAATATAGTGCTGGAGCAGATGTTATTTCTCAGATAACTACGATAATTCAAAGATTCGAGACAAAGGTAATTCCGCTTGGTCTTTTTGTAGTTGATTTCGATTTTGATCATGGGGATAACTGGCTACCTTTTATTAAATTATGCCCTCGCTCTTCTTTGTCTCGCAAAGGGATCATTTGCCACGATGGAACTATTGATGTAGATTTCCATTCAAGAGAGATTCACGCGATACTCACCAACTGTGGGGAAGATGCATTTTTGGTTAATGCAGGTGATCGCATCGCGCAAATCATATGTCTATCCTGCATTAGATCGCACTCGTTTGCAATCCGTAATGTGGCTCGCGAAGGTGGCTTTGGTAGCACTGGAAATTAAAAAAATGAGTAATATCTTAGACTTAACTTGCAAACCCCCTACTGAAGCAGAGTTAGTAGAGTATGCTATTAGCTTAGCTCGTCCATCATGCTGTGAAACTACCCTGGCTCGTTTTTTGACTTTAGTTCGCATGTATGCCAAAAATAAGAAAGAAGTATATAATTTATTTTTGGAACTAAGAAATGACAAAAAAGAAAAAGAGCGACGAACAGCAAAAACAATTGAGCTCCATAGACACTGACTTGATTAAAGAGTTCTCGTCTTTTTCTCCTCCATCACCTGCAAAAAAACCGTATGATGAGCAAGCATTTCTTAGGTCATTAGCTGATGATGATAAACCGGAGAAACTGCCAGAATATCTGAAAGAGATTTTTACTACCTCTGGTCAAAATATGTACGAATTAACTTTGAAAATTATTTTACGCATTAAAGGAGGTCTTATTTTTTCCGAGGCAGTTGAATCATTGGGAGAAAATCACGCCGAAATAAAACAAATCGCGTTACAGCACACAGCAGTTTTAAAAGCAATCAACTTTGCTCAAGCAAAAGAGATGCAAAGTTGGATTGATAAGATAAAACGCGCGGCCGACAAAGATTGGCGGGCAGCCTCATTTTATTTAGAACGCAGATATACCTACAACTTTTCCGAGCTAAAAAACATTGTGCGAGACGACTCTATGCCGATAAAAAAAGTTGGGAAGAATTTGCCTACTTTTGGCAAGGATGTTAAGGAACTGTCAGACGAAGAACTAATGGCAGAGTTGGAAAAAAATGCAAGATGAACTTTTGATAGAGCAGCGAAGGCGAGATTTCCATCGATTTCTTTTAGCCACATTCCCTGATTTTATTGACGGCTGGATATATGTTGATTTATGCGAACGACTCAAGAAATTTATGTTGGATATTCGCTTTGCAAAATCTCCTAGACTTATAGTTTGCCTGCCTCCTAGATCCGGAAAATCGCAGACAATAACTGTAAGATTTGCTTTATATTGCCTACTAAACAACCCAGTCTGGGAAGTATTAGTTGCGTCTTATTCACAATCGTTAGTTAATAGGTTTTCCAGGTTTACGAGGTCATTATTAGAAAGCCATTCTTATATTAAAACATTGTGGCCACATATTAAACTGGCACAAGATCATGGGGCGGTTGAGGAATGGGCGGTTTCCAATTCGAAAGAACGGAATTACCAGTTGGGCGGAACGTATAGAGCAGTAGGAAAAGGTGGATCAATAACGGGTGCAGGTGCTAATTGTTTTGTTGCTTTTACAAAAATAACTATTCATGAAGGATGCTCTATTAGAAATCCTTTAACTATAAGTAATATGTATACTAGAAATCATATTTGTTCGCATACTAAAAAATTTATCCAAGACATTAAACCGGGAGATTTAGTTCTGAGTTTTAATCATATCCTTGGGAAAAGAGAATATAGACATGTCTTAGCCACAACATACACATATAAAGCCACTGTATGTGTACAGTTTTTTATTGGAAGTAGGAGAGAATACACCACAAAAATATTGGCATTGAAGAAAAAACGTCAATGGATAACTAAAAAAAGTTATAAAACATATCCAATTTTAAAATCACTTTTTTGCACAGAAGATCATCAATTTTATGTATCTGGCAAAGGATATGTCGAAGCTAAAAACTTACTAAAAAAAGACATGTGTTTGTGTATGAATGAAAAATCAAATGTGTTTCAAGACATATACGTTCATGGTGTACTTCCTACTGGTCATCAAGAAATAGTTTATGATATTCAAGTAGAGCAAAACCACAATTTTTTTGCGGAAGATATTTTAGTTCACAATTGTTTAATACTGGATGACACGCTAAAAGACTTCGAGGAGGCTGATTCTGCGAATGCCAGAGCCGCGTTGTGGGATTGGTATTCTTCGACGGCAAGGACAAGGTTAACTCCTGGAGGAGGTATTTTAGTAGTTCAGACCAGATGGCATCCAGATGATCTTGTAGGCCGAGTACTACATGAAGAAAAACACACTACGGGTTCCGATAAGTGGGATTTAGTAGAGTATCAAGCACTTGCGGAAAAAGACGAAGAACACCGTAAAACAGGGGAATCTTTCTTGCCCTCGCGTTGGTCTGCTGAAGAACTTTTACGAATAAAAAGCTCTATCGCTCCTCGTTGGTGGGAGGCTCTTTACCAGCAGCGCCCACAAGCACCTGGAGGAAATTTAATAAAAGAAAAGATGTTTCATCGTTATTTATCTTCCCCAAAATCAGAAGAATTTGATAAACTCATCCAGGTTTGGGATTTACGCTTCTCGAAATCACAGGCCAAAACTTCCAGTTTCGTTTGTGGTTGGATAATGGGTAGAATAAAAGGAAAATTCTATGTTTTGGACGAGTCACGCGATAGGTGGAGTTATGCAGAATCACGGACAGAGCTTTTAAAACTCACAGAAAAGTGGCCTAAAGCAATAACAAAAGTAATAGAAAATAAGGCCAATGGCGCTGCGATAGAGTCAGACCTGGAGGGCACTGTTCCTGGCATTATCCTATACAATCCCAGAGGGGATAAATTTCAACGTGTCGAACGTGTGTTACCTCTTCTTTTGGCAGGCAATGTTTACTTTCCTGATGACAGCGTGGTAACATGGGCAAAAGAAGCAATGCATGAATTAACTATGTTTCCGCGAGGAGCAGATGACGACCGTGTTGATTGCTTTTCAATGGGATTAGCTTACTTATTGGAAGAGGAGCAGCAATTCCAGACCGTAATAATGCTTTAAAAAATCAAGGAAGATCTTTTATGCATTCAAATAAAGTTTTAGCCTTTGACAATGAAAAATCGTTGTCTTGGGAAGATGCGATAGACGCAGATGATCTTTTGAACGGGCAATTAGAATACGAAAATAAAGCATTTTTAGCTGCAAGAACGCTAATGGGTCTTTTTTATTCGGAAGATTGGGTTTTCATAACAACTGATTTATTAGCGCGTAACTTCATTATGCCCTACCTGCGCATTATGGAAAAAAGCTATGTAGACAACAAACTAGTTCTCCAACCAGCAGAAAATCATCCTCTACAGTCATTGTTAGATGATCCATCTATTTACGGAGATGCTTCCGCTTTCTGGTATCGGGCAGCGGTTAACTACAATCTTTTAGGTAACACTTTTATTTGGTACATGCGAGCAAATAGAAAACTGTTACTGATTCCAAGCCACGAAGTTATGTTACGTTTTAATGACAAAACTAGATTATTGGAATCATTTTTGTGGACAGGCGGAACGGACAACATAACAAATATCTATAATTTTTCCAGGGAAGATATGCTTCATGTACAACGACCTAACCCTGGGTCAATATGGTGGGGCTTATCTCCTTTTATTCCTGGACATAGATCTATTTTATTTAATCGATATTCTCAAGAATTTATCAACAGTTTTTTTGTAAAAGGTGCTACCCCACAAACCATAATCGAAACTGATATAATAAATAGTCCAGATGCAATAGCTACTCTTGCAAAGAGCTTTGAGTTAGTTAATTCAGGAAGGCAGAATTTTAGACGACCTTTAGTTTTACCTAAAGGAGCCAAAGCTACTCAAATAAACATGACGATTGCAGACCAAAAGCTAATAGAATTGGTTAACCAGAGCCGAGAATCTATAATAAACTTATTAGCAATACCAAAACATGCTGTATCTTTACAGACCGCAGGATCTTTAGGATCTGAAGAACACAAAACAGCATTGCGTTTTATGTGGGGAAGCACAGTAAAGCCGATGCTAAAGAGATTTTCAGAAGCTTTATCAAAATTTTTTAAATCTGAGTTAGGTGATAATTATTTAATAGATTATGATACATCTGAAGTTGAAATTGCTTCAGATGAGGCGACAAAAAGAACTGAATATGCTAATGGGTTGTCAAAAACGCATACAATTAATGAAATAAGAAGATTAGTTTATGAAATGGAGCCACTTCCTGGTGGAGATATTATTCCGGGCATTTTGCCTCCTCCTGTTGCTGTACCTGATTCGTTTGGTGCTGGTTTAAATAATGCTCCTACAAATAACGTTAACCACATTAATGAGCCAGCTCCTTCTATTCAAGTGGAAAAATTTTCAGGAATAAATAAAATAGTTGAACACGAAAACTTTTCTACACATATGAAAGATATAGATGCAGAACTTTTAAAAACAGAAAAAGATATGCAAGAATTAGCAACGGATATGATATTGGCGCAAGTAAAAAAATCTTTAGAGATATTAAAAGAAATTGCCCCTAAAGAAAAAGGAATAAAAGCAGGGTGGTTTAATGAAACAGAATTTAAGAAACGTCTTAAAGAAGAGTTTTCTTATCCTCGGTGGGAAAAAGAATATGTAACTATTTTAAAAGATACTCCAGATATGGGGTATGATTCGCAGTTAAAGTTAGTATTTAACCAAGAAAATAGAGATGCAATAGAAGCTTTGAAAGAAGAGACTGAAATACAAAGACAAAGAATTTTGGCTAGAAGAGGGTTAGAAAGTTTTGTAAATATATCAAACACTACTTCTGACAATATAGTTAGAGCAATTGCTTCTGGTGTAGAAAATCAAAACACTTTACCAGAAATAATGCGTGCTTTAGTTTCTACATTTTCTGAACTTACTTTTAATCGATCTAGGACTATTTCTCGCACTGAAACATTAACAGCAGTATCAATCGGACAAAAATCAGCCATTAAGAATACACAGGAAGTTATTCCAGGAGCTAAAAAAGTTTGGATTACTGCAAATGATGAACGTGTGCGCGGAAAACCAGGAGGAAAATATCCTAATGCAGAGTTTTCCCATTGGGATTTACACGGAGATATTGTTGATATAAATGACTCCTTTAATATGGACGGGGTAAAGATGCAAGTTCCACGCGACCCATCTGTAAAAAATGAGCCAGCGGCAGTAATAAATTGTCGTTGTACTGTTGCAATAATTGACGAAAGAGATGTTGACTTAATTAATTTGCCAGGAACATAATTCTTTTAGCAGGAAGCTATTTTTGCCAGGGAGGCATTATGAAAAGAATTTTTTCGGAGCTTAAAGCTCAAGAAACAAAAGAAGGGCATGTCACTATCGAAGGGTGGGCTAATAAGCCTGTTGTTGACGATGTGGGCGATAAAATGGCTTTCGATAAAGTGGATCTAAATCGCTTTAAAAGAAATCCAATCATGTTTTTTAATCATGATAGAGATATGCCGATAGGGAAATGGTTAGAATGGAAAGTTTCTGATGCTGGCCTATGGGTAAAGGGGCTTGTTTCCAATTCTAAAGACCCTGCCATTTCTTATATCCGTGATCTTGTAAAAGAGGGAATTTTAAAGACACTCTCTATCGGCTTTGAGCCTAAAGATGAGCAATTAAATCGGGAAGCTGGATATAACGAGATCAAAGAATGGCGACTAAATGAAGTATCTGTTGTGACACTTCCAGCCAATATTGAAGCAGAGTTTTCCTTAGCCAAAATGTTGGCGAGTGCCAAAACATTGGACGAAGCCAGAAGCATAGTTAAAGCTGCTCAAGAAGATCCAATGCCTGCTGACCCTAAAAATCCTGATAATTCTGATCCAAAAGAGCCTACAGAAGATGAAATGAAATCTGCATTTCAAGATTGTGTTAGTGCAAAAATCCCAAAACTTATTCAAGAAGGCAAACCGCAGCAACAAGCGGTGGCTATAGCCATGTCTATGTGTAGAGAAGAAGGAAAGTGTGATGTTACTATTATGAGTCAGGCGATGTTTGATTTTGCGGATAATGTTGCTTCGGAAGCAGCTAAAGAATGCAATCCAAAAAAACCTAAAGAAGAGAAGGCTCAACCAGGAACCCCTCCAGCTACTCCAATGCCTCAGCCAAGCGATGACCCCACAAATTTTGGCAATCCCTATATGGATCTGATGAAATCTTCTTTAGCTCTTTTGGGTAAAATTTCCGAGCAGCTAGCCTCCATGAATCAAATGTTGATCAGGATACTTGAAAAAGAAGATGAAACGAGCAATACTGAAGGAGAAAACCCAGTTAATCCACCGCAACCTAGTAATGGGCAGGGAAGTTCAGAACAAGTTGCGCAAAAAGATCTGGAAAAAATAAAAGAAATTCATGAAAGAATTTCTAATATAGTAAAGGATCTAAAACTATAAATAATGCCATGGAGGGCGAAAAAATGGATATTGTAAAGCAATATGAAGAGTTAGAAAAAAATTTTTCCGCAGCTAAATCTAAAATGATAGATTTGGAAAAACAGATTGCAGGCGGACAACAAAGCTTTGTTGGCAGTGATGAACGTAGATTAATGCGTAAATTTCTATGCTCAGATCTTAAATCTCTTTTGCAAGTAAACACTGCTGCTCCTAAATTTAAAGGAGTTTCTTTAGAAGATAAGCTTTCCGTGTGTGAACTAAAAAAAGATATTGATATAGCTCGTTGGTATGCACAAATCTGCGAAGGCGCAACTTTGGATCGCGGAGAAATAGAAAAATCTAATGAAATAGCTAATGTTAAAAATATTTTCAATACTCGTTATGCTAAAGAAACCGATCTACTTGCTCGCGTAAAAGCATTTGGAACAGGCGTTAGCGGCGGCGGTGCTGAATACATAGAGACAGCAATTTCTAGCAGCTATATTGATGAGTATTTGCTTGAAAAGAAAGTCGCAAATAGCTTTCAAGAACTTCCTATGCCAACAAATCCGTTCAAATATCCTGTTGTGAAAGATGGAACTGTTGCAAGAATTGTAGCAGAAGGCGTAAGTGCTACGGATTCAAACTTTGGCACCGATGCTCTTACTTTTGACGCAGCAAATAAACTTGTTGAATTATACAATTTACCGGAAGAACTTAATGAAGATTCTGCAGTTGCGTTCCTAACATTGGGTAGAGCACAAGTTCTTGATGCACAATTGAAAGCTTTGGAGACGGCAATTTTGAACGGCGATACAACCGCACCGCATATGGATAGCAACGTAACTGTGGCTAGTGATGCTAGAAAAGCATGGAAAGGTCTTCGCAAGTTAGCACTCGCTAACTCTGGAAATGGCTCAATTGTGGATTTTGGCGGCGCAATTTCTGATACAAAAATAGATGAAATGCTTGCTGCTTCTGGTAAATTTGGAATTAATCCGAGGGAAGCTTTGTTTTTCGTGTCTCCTCAAGGATATCACCAAATGGCCGCTTTGGATGACGTAACAACAGTAGATAAGTTTGGTGCTATGGCTACTATATTGACTGGATATCTAGCCGCATATAAAGGCAGACCAATTGTTACGAGTGAATACATTTGGGAAAATTTAAATGCATCTGGTGTATATGATGGAGTAACGACTACCAAAGGCGTGATGCTTTTAGTTAACAAAACCAGATTTTACCTCGGTCGTCGCCGTCCAATCCGCATTCGCGTAGCAATGGATGCTCGCGCTGAGTATGATAGATGGCAATTAGTGTCTTATCAACGCGCTGATTTCCAAGGAATGACCCAAAGCGCAACCGAAAAATCTGTAATTTATGGTATAAATATTACTCTATAATGCTAAACATGCAAAGCATTTTATAGAGGTATGGGGAAACCCGTTTCCTGGTAAAACGGGTAACGGGTTTTCTTTATTAAAGAGGTTTTCTATGGCAGATAACGCTTATTTAAGACGATTAAAAGAATTTGATAGCGTTGTCCCGCTAGGACTAGAGGCTAGAGCCGCCGGAATATACGAACGCCCGCTTTTAATTGAAGGAAATTCAATTTTATCAACTGTATTTGTTGATTCTATAGATGTAGGTGCTACCGTCGCAGTTTCCTATTACGACTACACAACAGGTGAACAACTTGGAGAAGCGTATCAGCTAGAAGCACACAGAATTTTGTCTGCCGCTGGAGATATTGACAGAATATCAGTAACAAAAATACATAATAAACCTATTGTGCGATGCGAGGTTTTGGGAGGAACGGCTAAATTTTCTGTTTATATAACGGTCGTGTCTTCTTTCACATCTGATCTAGATAATGCGCTCAAATACGACGAAGAGATAGTAAATTATCTTCGCGATAAAGGCATGCCCATTATGGGCTTAGATGTAGACGATAGCCAATTTAACTTCATTCAAGCAAGAAATGGCAGACTATTAGTCGAAATAGTGGCGGATTCTCGCGAAATAAATAAACGTTTATATATGCAAAATCTAGGAGTAACTCCTGGAACAGAAAACCTCGCTTTAGATTATACTGTTCCAATTGGCAAACGATTTATTTGGATTTCTGGTTTTGGCGCTTCAGATTGCCAAGCAAAATGGCGCTGTCAAATAGATGGCACAGCGGTTTTGACTCGTCGCTCGAATTATGATGAAAGGGAGGTTAAACTTTATTTAGATTATCCTTTTATTATGAACGAGGGACAAAATCTAAAGGTTTATGCAAAAAATACCACAATTGTTTCTAGCAATTCAGAGATTGAGACTTGGATTTATGGTTTTGAGGAGACTTTATGACATTTTTAGCAGATGCAACACAGGATAGCATTGATAGAGAAATAGCTATTCAAAAAGTAGAGTATGATATTCATGCGTACGAAACACAGATGATTGGAGAAAAAAGAAAGCTTGCAGAATGCAAAAAACAAGAATTATGCGTTAAGGCTAGAATGACAGAGCTAGAGGGTATGATAAGCGCAAAAAGGCGCGAATTAAACAGTTTGTGAGTATCTTATGGCGGTTAAAAATTATCTGGAAACCGACCATTTGATGAAAGATTATTTACAGCCTTTTCAGGAGGATGCCATGGCTGATTTTGATGGAGCAAAACCGATAAAAACTGTTCGCGATGACGAAACCAAAATTAAAATTGTGGACGGTCAGAGTGGTGACGTTGCCACCGACGTTCTAAGCATTGTCCAGGCAGGAGATGCTTATTCAGCAGGAACTAATGATTTCGGCGTTCCTGCGATGGCTAAAGATACTGTAAGCGGCAATGCAGTAATTTTACCCGTCCCCTTGCCAATTGATGACAATGGCTCTTCAATTACGGTGGATGCCTCTGCGCTGGATATCCGAGGACTTGATTACACAACTGATAATGTAGCTATAAAAGACGCTGACGGCGACCAGCTTGCTATCAACAGCGACGGTTCGTTAAACGTTACAACCAACGGCGAATCGGGAACTTTAAAAGCCGAGTATGCGACAGAAGCTACAGTCGGTGTAAACTCAGAAATAATTAAATTTTTTCCAGTGACAAACTTAAAAACCGCTTGGGGAAAAACCCTTTTAATCGGTGCGCGCGGCGGTGTTAAAGTGCGTTTTGGTTTATCTTCAAACGGAACTTCGATCACCACTGTAAAAGGCGTTTATTTCCAAGATCCAAAAGAAAATCGCGATCATGATATTTCTTATTTAAGTTTATTAGGAGATGGAACAGCAGCAATTGCCGTAGGAGTTACTAACACCGATGCTTCCACATCTGATGTTTATTGGAGTATTCAGTTTAGAGAAGTTTAATTTTAATGCGGGTTTTCGCCCGCTTTAGAGGAAATTATGGGCGGAACTACTGCGGAAGAATTAGAATATAGTAACGAACCTACAAGAATAGCCGGACAAGATGAGCTTTATGCCGTTGATGTTTTTCCTGCTACGAATAAAAATCGTATGGCAGTACAGGCAGTTTTATGCGGAGCTAGTGGCATTCCAATAGCAAGCCTTGGCGATAAGCTATCAGTAACGACAAGCGCAAACGATGGGTTTGGTGTAGATGCTTTTGGTCGGTTGCGGGTTGCAGAAGCATCAACTCTATTCACTTTTATACCTCGCTCTGGAAAACATACTGACTACGAATGGGACGAAAGCCTAACAGGTGCAGCTAGCGTAGATTTTAATGACAATTATTCTACAATCGATCTGAAAACAACAACAGCTAGTGGAGATAAAGCAATTCGGCAAACTTACCAACGATTTGTTTATACTCCAGGAAAATCAAACATTATAATATTAACATGTAATTTTAATCAAAAAATAACAAATAATCGAAAACGTGTTGGGTTATTTGATGATAAAGATGGCTGGTTTTTTGAATTAAAAAATGACAAGGCATATGTTGTTATTAGATCAAACATAGGTGGAGTAGTAAACGATTATCCAGTAGAACAAGCGAACTGGAATTTTGATAAAATGGATGGAACAGGAAGCAGCGGAATAACAATAGATTGGACTAAAGCGCAAATTTTAGTATTTGACTATCAGTGGCTAGGAGTTGGTCGCGTTCGTTTTGGTATAGTTGTTGACGGGGTATTATACTACGTTCATTATGCTAACCACGCTAATCACCAAACCACTTTATATAGTCAACATCCACACGTTCCTTTTAGATCAGAAATAGAAAATTTAGCTGCTGTTTCTCAAGCATGTACATTTAAAACAACTTGTTTTTCTTTGGCTTGCGAAGGTGGAGAAAGACCAGTAGGAAAATCTCTAGTTGTTACATCAGGAACAACAGAAAAAGGAATTACTAATACAGAAATATATCTATTTAGTGTCAGTTTATTACCTTCATATTATCGCCATTTAATAGAAGTAATATCGATGCAATTCAACATGAGTTCTGGTACAAAACCTACGCTAATAAAAGTATATTCAAATACAATTTTAACAAATCCAAGTTGGGTAAATGCGGGTGATATATCGAGAAAAGATATATCTGCAACAGGTTTTACAAATGGCAAATTAATAATGGAATTTTTTGTTGATTTAACTACAACAAGCATTATAAATTTAGCTAAAGATGCAGCAGCAGAGCTAAAACTAGGTGCAAAAATAGATGGAACTCCTATAAACATGACAGTTACCGCACAAACATTAGGTGGAAATGGTAACATAATTTACGCAGCATTTGCTAGGGAGTATGTATGAGCGCAGAATTTGGATCAGATAGACCTAAGCTCGATGCTCGATTACAGAGTGCTGGTTTATTTATAGCTACACCTGGTTCAAGCACCCATTATTTCGTACTTCCGTTTGATTTAATGTTTAACGGGCTACAGTTCTATGCGTATAGCTCTAATAAAGGTGACTTAGTTAATGTAGAGATGCAATATCTATATGGAGAAACCTGGAAGCGTTATCAGAAGTATAGTAAAAATTGGTATGTCTTTCCTAATCAAGTTACAGAAATAAAAACTATTCCCGCATATCCTTTATATGGAATGAGAATTGCATTTAGTTATACAAATGAAGGAGATGCCAATGTTGATTTTGCTGTTAACCTGTACACATATGTTCCTGTCGTAAATGTAGATGTTGCAAATGGTGAGGAAGGGATTGACTGGTAATGTGTTTTGTTAACCATGTGATATATGATTATGAGCTAAAGATATTTGCAGATGAATTTAAAAAAGCAATTAAGTATTGTGAAGTTCCTTGGGAATATTTTGAAACAGGAGAAACATATTCTTGGGAGATAAATGAAATACCTGTTGCTGGTTTTGCTTTAATACCTGGATATTGGAATTTAAGAGCAATAAAACATCTCCCAATTAGAGAAAGAAATAAATTTTATTATTCAAAATACAGCAGTTCATTATCAGAGTTTACAGGATTTTTTATAAATAAAGAGTTAAAATGCTTTTCTAAGTTGATATTTGGTTTGTGTCTTTTTAAAACATGCTTATTCCATAAGAATAGGTATTTTATTTATTCTTATAGATTTTCTGAAACACATCTAGGTAAATATTATTCAGTTGGAAAACCTTATAAAGTTTACTCTGGTAAACTAGAACCGTTGGAAGGATACGATCCAAATGTAACCCCTGAAGAAGAGCACGTTGAAATAATAACTAAATTTGGTTTATTTAGAATATTTATAAATAGAATGATAAAAACATTTTTCGTCAACATTGTCAAGCGAAGGCTTAAGTGATACGCTATTCACAGCAAATATGAGGCAGATTTATGAAATTACGTTGTATTAAAAAATATCCAATTTTGATCCAAGAACATAGCTTTCAAAAAGTAACCTTTGGAGATATTGTTGACGGAAAAAATGAAACATATGCAGAAAATTTAATGAAATTGTATCCTGGTTGCTTTGAAAAAATAGAAGAGTCAGAAAAAAGTTTAAAAGGATATAAAAATAAAATGGTAAAAAATGACGTTGATAAGGAGTTTTGCTAATGGCGTTAAGAGCTAATGCACTAACTAGCATAGCTACAGTCAAAACTCAGCTAGACATACCTAGCGGAGATACTAGCCAAGATTCTTTTTTAGAACGTTTAATCAACTCATCGTCACAACAAATAGAAATGTTCTGCAATCGACCTTTTGTTTCTGCATCATTTACAGAGTATTATGATGCAAACAGAACGAACGAAATAATGCTTAAGAAGGCAGGTGTAACCGCCATAACATCTGTATATCTTGACTCTTCCCGTGTTTGGGCAGCAGATTCTTTAGTTGATGCTAGCGAATACGGATTTATGCAACCAAATTTACTCCGCAAATATAGCGGGACATGGGGAGCAGGAACACAGATTTTAAAAGTAACCTATACGGCTGGCTATATCGTTATACCTGCCGACGTAGAAGACGCTTGCATAATGCTAGTCGAACAAAGATATCGCAGGAAAAACGATAGACAGTCTAATAAAACTAGCCAAAGTAAGGTAAATGAGTCGGTGTCGTACTTAACAGAATGGTCTCCAGAGATTTTATCTTTATTAGAACCTTATAGAGTGTTGAATTTTTTAAGCGGAAATATGGCGGTAATGCAATGAGTAGTATAGAAATTAACACAAATGGTAATAAGAATACTATTCGTAAAATTATCTCTAAACCTCAATTATATAGAGCATTAACTAGAGTAGGAATGCTGCTAGAGTATAAAACCAAAGAAAATATAGTTAGGAAAGGACTTGTTGATCACGGCTATTTATTAAACTCCATAAAATATACAGTAGATTTAAATGATACGGGAGGAACTGTAACAATTGGAAGCTATGGCGTAAAATATGCGGCTATACATGAATTTGGCGGAGATATATATCCAAGAAGAGCAAGAGCTTTAACTATTCCAGTTGCTCCTTGGGCAAAGTATCATCGAGCTAGAGATTTTGATTTAGTCAGAATAGGATCAATATTAGTTGACCCCAAAAAAGCAAAAGGGAAAATACCAATACCTAAAGACGCAATCGGTTTTCGTTTAGCCAAAAAAGTAACTATGCCAGAACGTTCTTATATGCGCGCAGCAATTGATCAGTCTTTACCGCGTATAATTCGTATTCTTAGCTCCGAGACAGGGGCGAATACATGACTAGTAAACGAGCCACAATACTAGATAATCTAAAAAATCTTCTTACTACTCAATGTGGTTCGTGGGCAAAAAAGATTGATTGGGAAAAAATAAGAATTTTATTATCTGATTTTGGGGAGCATGAACTTCCGTTAATACAGTTTTATCACGTTAGGACTGATTATGAGCAGCAGCAAGGGCGCGTTCAAGCTCGAATGGTTTTAAATATAGAAATTTGCTTAAAAAGTACAGTATCAGGTACGATAAATCAGAAAGATTTATTCGATAAAATGGATTTGGTTCTACAAGGAATTGGAACAAATCCTAATTTTGGTGTTCCGGGTGTTATACATGCTCGTTTGTTATCTGATGAAACGGATACACATACGTTAGATGGAATTTTTGTAGGTATTTTAGTGTGGGAGATAATTTATTTAACAACTTATACAGGTTGCTAAAAAGAAACTAAGGATTGGTTTCTTAGCATTGGAAAATATTTCATGGAGGAAATAGCAAAATGGCTAAAAACTTTGCTTCTATTTATTCTGGCGGTAATGACTCTTCTGCTTTAAATCAGTCATTTTTTCTAAAATTAGAAACAGTAAGAGGGACAGCAGTCATTCCTACTGGAACTGATTTTCTATTCACACTAGGCGGAGGCGCTGTAAATTTTACACAACCTTATGAATCATCTCCACATCGTTCTGGACGACATAATAATAACGTTATCAAGCAGAAAACAGCAACAGAATGGAGTTTTTCAACTCTATTAAATATTAAACAAGGGGTAGTTTATAGTTCTTGTGTTGATGTAGGTATGAAGTTGCTTTGGAAATCGTTGTTAGGAAAAGAGACAGACACTACGAGTTCTTACGAGTATGATTCCTCTATTGATCCAGCAATCACTTTTACGATTTGCGAAAACCTCGATCATATGGCTAAGCAGGCCAGCGGTGCATTTGTACAGCAATGCGAGGCTTCTTTTCCTGGTGACGGAATGGCTCAATTGAACTGGTCAGGTAATGCCAAGACTACAAAACACGCGGGAATTGGCAAATCAATTACCGATAACGACACAACAAACACAGTTACACTAGGCGTAGGAGAAGGAAAAAGGTTCGATGTAGGCGCTATGGTAATGATTGTGGAGGCCGATGGAGTAACGCGAAGCGCGGATACTGCCACAGCTAGAAAAATAACTGCTATTACGGGCGATGTAATTACTATAGATGGAGCCGTTTTAGCAGATGCAGATGGAAGCGGATTAAATGCTCCTATTTATCTGTGCTATTGGGAACCAACGGGAGTTACAATTGTAGGCATTGATGAGCCGCAAACTGGTTTGGTTGGATCTGTTTCTATCGACACACTTCCTACTCTTTCTTGCGTCAGAAGTGCAACAATTACTATGGCAAACAATCATGAATTACAAGATTATTGCTATGGAAGCGATTCCCTAAGTGGTGCTTTATTTATTCCTGGCGGTAGATTAGATGTAACTGTATCATTAGAAATGAATCTAAATGCATCATTAGTAGAATTTATGAAACGCATTCGCGACTTTGAAGCACATGATATCCAATTGATTTGCGGAGAAGCTACTAATAGGCATTTAGTAATCGATTTACCAAAAGTAATTTTTAATGTGCCAGCAATTCCTGTACCTGATACCGGATCAGTTCCTGTATCTTTTGAAGGAATGGCGCTACAAACTGCCCTAGAAGCTGCTGATGAAGTAACTGTAACTTATATTTAATGAGGTGCTACGATGGCTACCAGTAATAAAATAATTGGTCAATCTGCACCTGTAGCAAATACAAATACCGTGCTTTATACAGCGCCAGCACTGACCGAAGCAACTGGAAAAATCTTTGTCTGTAATCAGAATGATAAACCAGTAAAAATAAATATAGCTAACACTGTATCTGGAAATACGTTAGCTACTAAAGATTATCTTGTTTTTCAAAAAACTCTATATGCTAGTGAAACCCTGGAATTATCTTCACTAGCTTTAGGAGCCGGAGATTTTATCACAATAAAATCTAGTAAAGCAAACGTTTCGTTTAATTTTGTTGGGCAAGAAATAGCCTAGTTTTTAAAGAATTGCTCCTTTCCTTGCAAGGATGGAGCAGCACGTTCCATGGAAAGGAGCAACTTTATGGCAATACCATTGATAAATTTAAAAGACAATCTCAAGGTTATTTTAAGAAAAGATGATGCATTAGTTGAAGATATCTCTGATTTAGAGTGGGAAAATTATTATAAAAATTTTGATGAGGCTAATCTTCGATTTATTCCAGGTAAAAATCCAACTCGCTTTATTTTAAAAAAACAGTTGAACTATGGCGCTCAAAAAATGATAGATAATGAAAAAATTGGGCTATCTATGGAAGGAAAAGCGGAAATAAAAATGGGGCATATCCTAGATGAAGTTAGGTATGCATTGATTGATATTGAAAATCCTCCTGAACTTCCAGAAGATCAAAAACTAAAGTTTACCAAAGATACAGATGGGTATGCTAATAAAGATTTGATAGCTATGTTGGCGTTTGGTGGATACGTATCAGAACTATATGCAGCAAGACAGGCCGCAATCAATGGAGCGACTAGCTCAAAAAAATGATCGAAGCTCTTTTGGACTTGCAGTTTGCAGAGCCAGAAAGAGCTAAAATGTTTGATTGCTCTAGTTGCATTGCGAATGTGAAAAAAATTCGTAGGTGCGAAGAAGACAAAGAGTTTACTAGTGATGATGGCCATATTTGGCCAATGCGCGTTTTTGAGGGCGGAAGTTTATTTGGTTTTTGTCCTGGAAAAGCGCAAAGACATGTTGAAGCCGCCGCTATTTATAAGGCTTTAATTGTTTGCGCGGAGACAGGAACTCATTTGGGAACGGGTGGAATCATAGATCAACCTTCTTGGTGGATAGACTTAGTGAGTTGGTTCTTACCGCGATACAATGAGCAGCGATTTTATGCTAGAGCAAAAGCAATTTTAGGCGATAGTAAGGCGGTGAATAATGGCAATATCAAAAGACAGCTTGGAAGTAAAAATAACCGTAGAAAATAAAGAAGCTCAGAAAAGCATAAAGTCTATTAACGACACAATAGATACATTAGGAAATACTACAAAATATTCTAATAAAGAAATAATGGAACTAGATAATAAACTATCACATGTTTCAAACACTACTACAGAAGCTGTTTCCTCATTTGATGATTTAAAAAAGACAATAAATCAAGCTGGAAATACTCAGGAAATAACAAAGCTAACTAAGGAGCTGGAATATCTATCTAATCTACAAATAAATAAAAATATTAAACCTTTTGCAGAAAATATAAACATTGCAAATAAAACATTAGAGCAATATAATAAGCTTTTAGTTGCTACAAATGTATCTTCAGAACAATTTAAAAAAGTAACAGAAGATACGTTACCAGTTGTTAGTCAAATGGGCAGTCTATTTACTACTATTTCTGATAAAATAGATTCTATTTCTTTGGCGGTAATAAGACTAAATGAGTTAATTAGTATAATGACAGATCCGGCCGCAATAAAAAAAGTATCTAATATTTTATTTTTATTAAGTAAATTTTCATCTTTTAAAGGGTTTGATAGATTAGGAAGCTCTTTAGGATCTGCATCTGATAAACTAGAAGCATATAATAATTTTTTAATAGAGAATAATTTTTCTCAAACCTCGATAACAGATCAAATAAATAAAACAGCAGACAACTTAAAAATGATGGAAACTGCTCTAGAAGTTGCTGGAGTTACGGGCGCTATAGCGTTAGGAAGTATTACAACAGCAACACTAAAAGCTGCCGGAGCGTCACGCATTTTCCAAACTACAGCGCAAGAAATTCCAAAAATAATGGTTCAATCTGGAGAATCAGCAAAAATAACAGGAAGTATTTTTAAAGATACTGCTAAAATAATAGGAAATGTTATTCCTTTAAGTGCTATAAAAATGAAAGAAGCGTTTTCATACGCTTCTAATATGGCAAATAAAGATGTGTCATTTCTTTCCGCAACTATCAAAGAAATAGGATTCGTAGCAGCGGATTCTGGTAAAAAAATATCTCTTGGTTTTAAAACAGGAGATTTTTCTTTAATATTAAAAAGTTTACTAGATATTTTTTCTTCTTTTGGATCTGCAGCACTACAAGCAGGAAAAACAGCAGGAGGATTATTAGTAGCTGGAACTCGACCATTTATAAGAACAATATCTAGTGAAATGGATGTGTATAAAAAGATATTTACTACCTTAGACACTAGCAAATTAAAAAATAGCTTAGACGCGATAGGAAAATCATTTTCTTTAATCGGTATTTCCTTTGGAGATACTTTTAAAAATTCGATAAGTACTTTAAAAAATGTCGTGAAATCTATTGTAGATGTAAAAACGGCAATTGGCACAGCTATAGATTTTACTAAAAACTTTGGAAAACATATTACGTCTAATATGATAACAGCAGCAGAAGGAGCAGGAGTTTTGGGAAATGCATTTTCTGGAATAGGATTAATGCTAGCTAATTCAGAAAACGGATTTATAAAATTTACTGGAGTAATTCTTGCTTCAGTTGGTGTTTTTCTAGGAGGATTTAATACCGTAGTTACTTACTTTTTGGGAACAATTGGAGATACACTCTTAACTATCGGGAGTATGCTTAGTGATAGCATGAGAACCTTTGAAGAAAAATTTAGAAAAGCTCAAGTATCTGTTGTTAATTTTGAATATACGATGAAGGGTTTTGGCCGTGAGTTTGGAGACGCGATAGGCACTGCTGAGGAATGGAATAAGGTAATAAATGACATATCTAAGAATACGCTAATAAATGCAATAGATGCTAGAAAAATGTCTACCGAAATAATACAAGTTGGCTCCTCAATTGGTTTATCTAAAGATCAAATGATGGAATTTGCAAAACTTATTCCAAACTATGTTAAAGCTGGAGACGATGCCTACGAAATAACAGTTGGATTTTTGCAGGCACTAACAGGAATGGGGCAAAGCGTAATAAAATACGGGCTGCATGTATCTGATGCTGCTGTAGAGCATTCTAAATATGCAAAAGCCATTGGATTAAGTTTTGGAGCGTTGACAGATGAACAAAAAGCACAGGCTCGTATGGCAACAATTTTTGAGCAAGCAGCAGCAGTAAGAGGCCGGGCAACAGAGCAACTAAACACTATGGCGGGTGCTCAGCAATTACTAAGTAATCGTATGCTAGAAGCTCAAACAATCATGGGTAAACAAAGCGTCTTACTACAAACATTATATAAATCATTTGCATTTCTAGGAGCTTCTATTTTAGAAGCAACTCCTTCGTTATTTTCATTTCTTGGAAGTATGCAAGATGCACTTGCGGTAATATTAAAAATTTCTGGTGCATTAATTTCTATTGCCCTTCCTATGGTGACTTTTGGGACAATTTTAAAAGGTTTAAATGCAATAATATTAGCAAATGGAGCAGCACTAGCATTTATGCAAGGAGCAATAAATCTATTAGCTGGAGCAATTGGTGTACAAAGTATTGCGATTGTAAGTTTAGGAACTTTACTCCAAAATATTTCTATTTTAGTAAAAGGAGCTTTGGTAAATTCATTAGTTTTGCTTGGAAATACTTTCTTGATGATTGGTGTTAGGTTAAAAATGCTTGCAATAGCAGTATTGACAAATCCTCTCTTTTGGCAAGCCGCTGCTATAGTAAGTTCAATTTTATTAATAGTAAATGGATTAAAGCAAATCGAAGAAGAAACAGCAATTTTTTCTGATATTAGTAAAAGTTTTATAGGTATATTTACAGATATAGGAAATTCAATTTCACTTACTAGCAGCAAAATAAGCATTTTTTCAGAAATATTTGTTAGAATATCTTCATTTTTCGCTGGAATGGTAGCATCTGTTATTGAAGGAGTATATGCTATTGTTGGGGCATTCGGTCTTCTTACAGAAGCACTAGTTTCCTTAACAGGAACTTCTACCGAAGGAATGAAAAAGTTTAATGAATCTGTAGTCTCATCTATGACAAAACTAGCATATTTTATAAATAGATCGGGGGAAAAAGTATTTTCTTTTGGTAGTGTAGCTTATGCTGCGGAAGCTCCTTTAGTGCAGCAAGAAAAAATAATAGACAACATAGCTAAAAAACTATCAACACTGACAAAAGAACTTATAACCGCTACAGAAAAAGAAAAAATATTTGCTGAAGTTTTAGGAACTCAGGCAGAATCACTAGTAATGTCAAAAAAACTGGCTGAAGAAAATTTACTTATTGCTAAGACAGTAGAAGATCGTAAAAAATATGCTCAAGAAATTATAAAAATTGATGCTGAAATCATTAAGTATTCTCGTGATGCTTCGAAGGAAGCACTTGCTAAGCGCAACGAAATCATAGCAGCAAATCTTGATGAAATAAAATCTATTGGAAATATTAATAAGAAATATGTCATTACTTTACAAAAAGATTTAGAACCATACCAAAAACAACTAAACGATCTTTTAAAGCTTCCATCTACCGATGAAACTAAAAAAGCAATTTACGATGTCACTAAAACTATAGATTCGATGATTACACAATCTGCTAGAAATCAAGAACTTGAATCTTTAACTCTCAAGAACCAAAAAATCAAAGATGCACTAGATTTTAAAGAGCAATCACTTAAATACTATGCTGATGAGTTAGCAAGTATAAAGGCAATGTATGCTAAAAAGCAAACAGAAGCCACGGCGGATCTCCAAGAGCATAAGATTACTCAAAGCAAATATAAACAACTTACAGAACTTAATAATTTGGAACAACTTAGGGCTATCTCAGAATTTAATAAAGCTAAAGAACAATCCAACTATGATTCTTTGATTGCAGCGGCTCAATTTACCAATAATGAGTCAACAGCAATTGAGTTAATGTATCAAAAGAAGAAGTTCGAAGCTAACGCAGATCTAGCTATGGGTAAAATCACAGCAGAAAAAGCGCAACAAATTATTTTGCTAGCTAATCTTGAGCAGATAAAAGCATATAAAGATTTAAATGAAAGTAAAAAAGAAGAAACTATTCAATTTCACCGAAAATTTGCTGAACTTACAGATGATCAAGTATCTTTAGCGAAAATATCATATGAAGAAGATTTAGCCTATTATAATAAACTTCTTGAAAATAAAAAAATGTCTGATGAAGAATACATAAAAGTTAGAGAAGCATTAGATAAAAAGAGAAATAAAGAATCAGGAGTTTTAACTGGCGTAGAAACAGCACAAAAAGCAGTAGATGCTGTAAAAGGAGGAGTTTCTTCAATCATAAGCACGATTGGCGCAGCTTTCGGCCCTGAAGGGCAATTGATAGCCTCCCTAATAAACTTCTTAAATATGAGTAAAAAAGAATTTGCGGATACGATTAATGCTTTATTAGACGGTATTGTTAACATTATCCCAAATGTTATATCTAATATACCAATACTTATAGAAGCAGTTTTAAAAAAACTACCTATTGTGATGAAGTATTTGTCTACATTACCTTACCAAATAATAATGATGATTCCAGATATTTTATTGGCTATTGCTAATAACATAGCTGACATAGTATCTATGATTATAGTTAATACTGTTTTATCTATACCAATGCTAATAGGTCAAATAATCGTAGCAATAACGAAAATAATTGGTAAACTTCCAAAACTAATATTGGATATATTTAAGGGTATTATTAAAGGAATAGTTCAGATTTTTAGTGTTGATTTTTGGAAAAATCTTTTCGATTTTTCTGGAGCAGGGCAGCAAGAAGTTAAAAAACCTTCAAAAAAATATATAACCACTACAACAGGCGCATCAGCACAAACATTTAAATTACAAGAAATAGCAATTGGCAAATCGGAAGAAACTAGGATAGGGGGGCAAATTATTGCTGCCTCTAAAACTGGTTCTGGATTTTTTACTAGAGCATGGGAAGCACTTAAGCGCGCGGGAAGATGGCTCGATGAAAATATTTGGCAACCAGTAATTAAGTTTTTTAAAGCAGTAGGATCATACATTATCGATGGTTTTATTTTAGCGATAACCGCAATAAAAGATACAATACTTACCGTTGGATCTTGGATTTGGGATGGACTAAAACTTGCATTTGAACTTGCTGCTGAATACATAACTGCGGTAGGTTCTTGGATTTGGCATGGCTTAAAAATAGCTTTTGAACAAGCAAAAGATTTTATTATCGCAGTTGGCCTATGGATCTGGGAAGGATTAAAAACAGCTTTTACAATAGCTAAAGATGTCGTGGTAGCTGTTGGAAGTTGGATCTGGGATGGATTAGTAACGGCCTTTACCGTTGCAAAGGATACGATAGTAAACATTGGTCTATGGATTTGGGAAGGTCTAAAAACCGCGTTTAATACTGCAAAAGATTTCATTGTTGCGTTAGGTGGTTGGATCTGGGAAGGGATAAAATCCGCATTTAATTTAGCTAAAGATTTTATTATTGCAGTTGGGGCTTGGATAGTAAATGGAACAACGGAAGGATTTAAAAAGGTAAAAGACGACATCATAAAGATAGGATCATGGATCTGGGATGGAGTTGTTACCGCTTTTAATACTGCTAAAAAAGCTATAGTTAGTATAGGTAGCTGGATTTGGGATGGGATGGTAACCGCATTCACTGCTGCAAAAGACGCTCTTGTCAGTGTTGGTAGTTGGATTTGGAGTGGTGTTGTTGCAGGATTTACCGCTGCAAAAGACGCAATCATAGCTATTGGGGCTTGGATTTGGAGTGGAGTTGTAGCCGCTTTTAATTTAGCAAAAGATGCTATAGTAGCCTTGGGATCTTGGATCTGGGAGGGAGTCGTAAAAGCTTTTACAGTAGCCAAAGATGCTCTTGTCGGAATTGGATCTTGGGTTTGGGATGGCGTTACTGGTGCGTTTACATTAGCCAAGGACAAAATAACAGCAATTGGGAGTTGGATCTGGGATGGGCTAAGTTCTGCTTTTACCTCAGCCAAAGATACTTTTTCCGCGGCTGGCACCTGGATCTGGAATGGGCTAAGTTCTGCTTTAAGCTCCGCAGGAAATTTTTTATCAAAATTATTTACGTTTGAAGGCGGAGGAACTGGGACAGTAGAAAAATTTCTTGGATTTGATTTTCCATGGATATCATTTGCTGAAGGCGGAGTTGTTCCAGGAAAACCTACGGTATTTGGAGACTCAAAGAAAAATGACAAAGTTCCAGCATGGCTATCTCCAGGGGAGATAGTTCTTCCCCGCAGCTTAACTACAGATAAAAGTTTTATGCAATGGCTGTCTATGGCTATAAATGAAGAAAAAGTCCCAAAATATGCAAAAGGTTTTTTCGGATCAATAGCGTCAGGAGCAAAAGCTATCTGGGAAACTACAAAAGAAGTTTTAGCTCCAGTTGGAGATGTTATTTCTAAAGTTGTCGAGTTTGTTGTTCCAGATTGGATACAAAAACTTTATGATAGCATAACTCGTTATATTTCTTCGATAAGTATTATAGATTTAGTTTCAGATCCCAAAGGAACTCTAAATGATGCTATTAAAAAGTTTATAGGAGTATTCCAAGGAAATTTCCGCCAAATGATGCATTTTGCGGATGGCGGCATCGTTCCCGGAGTTGGTAGCTCCGATACAGTTAATGCAATGCTGACTCCCGGAGAATTTGTGCTTAACCGCAATGCGGTTGGAAATATTGGGTTACCGTTACTAGACCGCTTAAACGGCGGGGAAACGTTAAATAGAATGGTAGGTAGAACAGAACGTCCAAACGATGTTACTATTAATCTTACGATAAATACAGAACAACCAATTGACCAGACCTTTATAAAAACTAAAATTTTGCCTATAATCCAGGGAGAACTGAAAAGGGGATCTATTGATGGGAAACGCATACTAGCAACGGGCGGAGTACGCTAATGACTGTACATACTGAGAAGAATTATTTAGAAGAAACATATCTATCAGAAGAATATTTACAAACTTATGTACATGCAGCGGACGGAGCACAATTTGAAGTAATAATAGACAAAAAGAAAGCTATAGCTGCCCAATTTCAAGCGCAAATAATAGATTTTTTAAAATCAAACGGTATACAAGCAACCGCACAGATCGACAACGTTTTTCCTATTGGCTTACAAAGCCTCATAAAGATAAATGAATTTCCTAGAGGAAACGGCTCACAATTTACAGTAAATATTTTAGATTATACCTCTTCGACAGGAACCGAGTTTGAAGCTTTCATAGGAACTATTTCCGGGAACGATTTTCAAAGCAAAATAGAGATAAACGACTTTATTTTATCTAGTGGATCTCAATTTATTACAGAAATTTTAGATAAAATATTTTCTATAGGAACCGAGTTTATCGCAGAAATAGAAAGCCAGTTTCCAAATGGAATACAGTTTTTAGTAAATCTAGTAGATAAAAAATCATCAACTGCTATGCAGTTTCTTGTCAACATTATCGATTCTTTAGACTCAAACGGCATTCAATTTCAGGCCTTTATTGATGGATATAAAAATAGTAATGGGGTTCAATTTAACAGCACTATAGAAAATATTATTTCAGGAAGTGGTCTACAATTTAATTTTATTAAAGAGCAAAAACATTCTGATGGAATACAGTTTATTTCTCAAGTTGAAAACCATAAAAAGGCTTTAGGATTAGAACTTTATAAAAACACTCTTTTCCATCAATGGGCGGGTTATCTCGTAGATGAATATTTAGTAGGAAGTTATTTAGTTAAAGCTTTTAATGTATTTATGCCTATTCAATTTAGTACTAGTATTATTGATTATAAAAAATCTCTAGCTACTCAATTTGAAGTGGTAATTGAAGACAAAGCTCCTATTGGAATACAGTTTTTAGGAGTAATGAACAAGAATAAACCTACAGCTATACAATTTAATCCCCTTATCTATGCACATAATCCAATTGGATTACAGTCTCAAATAACTATAGATAAAAAACACGTAACAGGAATACAGTTTTTAGGCAGTATCGTTGATTGGCTAAAGCCGATTGGTTTTCAGTTCGAAAGTATTTCTACCGTAAAACTAGCTACTCAATTTCGAGTAGTTTTATACAATACAAATAATTTACGAATTTTATATGAATTTCCATCGCGAGGAACAGTACCTAATAACTGGACTGCATCTACTACAGCCAGTGGAGATTTTCCTATAGAAAATGTAAATACAGATATTGTAGAACAGGTTTGGAGAGGAGTTGACGGAGCTTTAACAAGCGTACAATTAACTTGTGACACGGGGACTCCGCAAGGAACTTATTTGGATACTTTAGCAATTCTTAATCATAATTTAACAACATCTGCAAACGTCGTACTCATAGGATCAAATGATCCACTATTTAATGTTGTGGGTGTTACTATAAATCTAATCATTACAAAAAGAAACTATGTTTATATCTCTCCAGAACTTCCTTTATCTGGATATAGATATTGGAGATTAATACTTTCTGATGCAACAAACCCAGATAACTATTTACAAATAGGCACTATTATTTTTGGCTCATGCATATGTATGCAAGGGGAATGCTTTAAAAATCCAATAAATTATGCAAAAAAGCATTTTGTTGATGCCATACAAACAGAAGGATTTACCACATCGCAGAATGATAGAGGCATAAAATCTCAAGTTACACTTGATTTTCAAAGTTTGAACTTTAGTGGTGGAAACTATACAAATCTACAAGATATTTTTGAAACAGTACGAACTAATTTGAAAGCTTTATGGGTTCCCACACCACAATACCCTCTCAGGTATCTTGTTTTTGGTAAACTCCAGGAACTCCCCCAAGAAAGCCACACGGACAATGGAGAAAATGCTGATTATGTTGACTTTAGTATTACAATAGATGAGGCCAAATAATGAGTACACAGGACAGGCGCTCTTATCTAACGGCTACAACAATAGACCAGGATTTTTTAGATAACTGTGCCGATAATTTAACTTGTGCGCTAGAAATGGTTGCTGAAATAGAGCTACCGGATAGAACTATCTACGCGAGCGATAGAAACAAATATGTTGGCTCTCGTTTTTATGAATCTCTAGTAAAATTTCCCGCAATAAATCGTACAATCGGGGATTGGTTACAAAATGAGCTAGAATTTTCAACATTGACTTTAGAACTTAGTAATGTTGATGGACGTTTTAACGATCTTCTTCCAGGCGGTGTAAATTTTGCAGGACTTGCAGGAAAATCTTTAACAATAAAACTTGGATTACGCGATGTAGAGAGTACATATAGAACGATATGGAAAGGCAGCATCACTGAGATTGGCGGAATAAAAAGAAACATAAAAACCCTCTCTATCATAGCAAGAGATGACTATGATAGGCTAAATATTAATATACCTACAACAGTTTTTGATAAAAATACTTATCCAGATATAGAAGACGCAATAGAAGGATCATTTATTCCTTTTATCTTGGGAAACTGGGAAACAAATCTAATAAATAATGCTGCAATTCCTGGAATAGTGATAAACGGAGCCAATCCAAATGTAAATGGAGATACTGATCATAGTATATCAGTAGGTTGTTGGATTTCGTCAAATACCTTAACCTCTTTTAATATAAATGCCGTTTGGCTAAAAAGAGGAGGACAACAATACAATATAGACAACAGAGATATATTAATTGGAGTAAACTATAACTACTTTGAAATAACCCAAAACGGACATACAAAAATTGACACAGATAGCTATGAATTTGCTAGTGGAGATGAATTTTTTTGTCAAGTTTCTGAGAGCACTGTAGGCACTAATATTGTTGACCAAGCTAAACACATGCTAAAACTATTTGGTGGGCTATCAGACAGTGATTTTGATGCTAATTGGACTACATATGCAGCTAAAGCAGCACCAGCGGAAAGTGCAATAGCTACATTTGTCAGTAGAGTTTGGGTGAGAGATTCGCAAAACCTCATTGCATATGTTAGATCGATGCTACAACAAGTTAGACTAGAGTTATATATAACATTAGATAGAAAATTAAAATTATTTGCAATGCACTATGATGAGTTTGTTTCTTCTCCTTCTATAAATGTAAGAAATTGGGACATAGAAAAAGACTCTTTTTCTTTATATCTAGATGATAGAAATCAAACAAATAGATTAAATTCAGCTTATAATTTTGAGCCAATCGCAAACGAAAATGTAAGAACTTCTGTATTTTTTAGAAATGACGCAAGCATATCTCAATTAGGAAAAACGATTTCAAAGCAATTAACTTTCCCAAATCTATGTGTACAATCTGATGTCGAATATCAGACGAAAGAAATATTGAAGTTAACTTCTAGCTTTTTTGAATATGTCGAATATAGTGCTACATGGAGATTACTTTTAATTGACTTAGGAAATTTTTTAAGTTTAACCGTAGATATTGGGGCAACTGTATTGGAAAATGTTCCAATGCTCATACGTAATATAAGCTATGACCCTCAAGGAATACGAATTAAAGTTATTGGTTTTAGTTTACAGATGTTTCCATATGGAATGTGGAATCCTGGATATAATGGTATTGTAAGCGGAGCGAATGCAACGATTACAAAAGAATAAAACTTATTTTCATGGAGGAAAATAAAATGAGTGTTTCTTTAACTGTGTCAGAAACTATGGGTGGAGCAGCTTTATCTGATTCTTTAGCCGGGGGAGGTACTGGACTTGACTTAGGTTCTTGTGTCAATGGTAGTTTCGCCCCTGTAACAAACAAAACTAATAATCAGGGTAGGCAAGACATTTATATAAAACATAATGCTACTATTGACCCAATTACTTCTGTTAAATTTTATTTAGAACAGTATGGAGTTGAAACAGGATATACTTATGGTGGGGCTAGAACCGCAGCAAGTGACTACACCGCTATAAAAAATATGGGTAACTCATCTGGATCTAGTAAGAATAATGCGGATGGTTTATCTAGTGGCCTATGGATTGATCAGCGATGGGATGTTATTGATGCAAATCAATTTGATCAATCTACATATCCAACTAAAGTAAAAATATTTGGTGATAATGGTACTGACGGCATTGATTTAGCAAGTTCTTTTGGGTTAATAACTGACGCAATGGTTTATAATAATTCTAGTGTTGAAACAGCAGCTACATCACCAGTGGCGGGTAAAATTGGAAAGTCTGGCGATACTGCATTAGGAGAATATGCCCACATTAGGCTTAGACAATATATTGCCTCCGCATTTGCTGAAGGTGGTATATACCAATGTGAATTTATAATTGCTTATAGCTATACTGCATAAAATAAACTAAATAAAGGTTGGGTAAGTTTAGAATGTTATATAACTTAAGATGTGTCTTTGAATATGCTAAAGATATTCCAACATGGAAATCCCAGTGGAACAGAAGTGGCGACAATGCTACTGATTCTGCATTTATGCAAACCAAAAATGGGTTATTATATGCAGTTATAGAAGGAAAAAATATCATAACTAAAGAAATAGTACGAATAGTGGAATATCCTGGTTATGACTTTTGTAACTTTCAATGGGTTGCTGCTAGTTTTGTTCCTGTTAATTCTCCAAAAGGACAATTACAATCTAAACTTATCGGCCTTGCTTTAGTTACTAGAGATAACGTAGTAACTGTTTTTAGAGATGGATCAGTTAAAATTGACCAAAGAAATGCACAAATAGAAGATAAACATATGCATTATGCGAGGTAAAAAATGACAACAACTGCGGCTGGAAGGTTTGAGTTAGCACATCCAGATCTAGGAACTCCCGGAGGTTCTAGTTTATGGTCAGCTATTCACAATATTTATACTTTGCTCGGTAACGCAATGAGTGTACAATATTTCGGAGATGATAATACAACTCATTATTTCGAAAGTGTGGCTAATAATGGCTATAAAGATTTAACACATAATTTTGGAATGGCATTAACTCAACTTGATGTAAGAATTGTTGAAAGCGGGGAAATAATTTCCCAAGAAGCGCAAGCAACTAATTACACAATTTCTCAACAGAGTACAGATCAGATTAGAGTAACAAACATAAGCGGTGGAAATAAAACTTTTGCTGCTTATGTTATGGGATTTAATCTAGATAATCTGCTAGGAAGAGTTAAAGCTAGATTAGTGACAACAGACGGAAACGCAGCTACACTAGCAACCATAGCAATTCCTACAAATGAAAGTATGTTTATAACTGCTATGGTTTGTGCCAGAAAAGACGGTTCCAATGCTAACGCATATGAATTAAAAGTGCTAGCGGAAAATAGTTCAGGAACCGCTTCCGTAAGAATAATAAGTAAACTAACAGATGAAGATGTAGCAGCATATGATGCGACTATAGATACCGATGGCGCAGGAAATATTAGAATTAGAGTTACAGGAGAAACTGCTACAAATGTAGAGTGGTATTGTGTAGCACAAAAGACTTATTTCTAAAAAGAGGTGAATAAATGACAACACAAAAAATAGGAAAAATAATCCTAGATGATTCAAACTTATCTAGCGATCAGACCGTAAATATGCCGACAAACGGCGGAACATTACAGAACTCTGGTGATGTATCAAGTTCTATTTCTTCTCACAATGCTTCGTCTGGTCGACATGGAGCTACTGGAAACATTGTTGGAACATCTGATACACAATCATTGACTAATAAAGATATTGATGGAGGAACTGCAAGTAACTCAAATAGAGTAACTTTACCAAAAAATACTACAGCAAATTTAACTGCGTTAACTCGAAAAGAAGGAACTTTAGCATATTCAACAGATGCCGATGTAGTATTTACGGATGACGGATCGAAATTAAATCCATTAGCATCAAAACAGGATGTACTTGATAATAGTATTGATAAGTCAAGTTATTATTTTAATTCTGCAAATGTAATTAATATGCCTTATAATTATTCATATGGTTCTTCAGATGTATCTATCTTAAATACTTTTAAAATAGCATCTTGGGATTCTAATTCTGGATATTTTATAAAGACATTAAGTGGTGCCGGCGGATTGAATGGTTATTTTATCACACAAAATGCAGCAAATGGTTTATCTTTTTTATCAAGAGATGGATCAGCATCTAGTGATACAACAATGACAATCCCTTCTGCTTATAACAATAAAGTTATAAATACAATATTTATTAGAAAAGATAATAATGGTAGTACTGAAACACACGAAGGTTATATTGACGGAATTTTATCAGTATCATCAACGGGTAAAACTGCAAGAACTTGGGGAACAGCAGTGATAAACAAATTGGGCGATGGAGGTTTTGTTGGTACACACTACAGACACATTGAATTCAATTACAATATCGCATCGTTTCCAGAAAAATTACAAAGATATTCCGCTGGCGCAAAACTTGACTATGAGGATATTGGCGGGTCGATGACTGAATTAGTATCTACAAATGATTCTGGAAAAAACCAATCTACATTTGATTCTGGATATACCGATGGCGCATCGTTAACGTGGTGGTCTGCAAGTCCGAATACGACGACTACAGCAAAACTGTATACAGCTAATTATGTTGCTAGGCTACTAAAATCAGGGGGTGGAGATTGTTATATTTATAAAAGCAGTGGGGCAACTGTAGGGAAAAGATATAGGATCACTTGTCAGGCTCGAAAGTTTACAGATGGCGGTGATTTTACAGCGAAATTGACAACAGATTTTTTAACAAACTATGTGGAAGTCAGTAACCCAAATTTAACTACAAACTTTCAAACTTATATCCTTGAAGGGATAGCCATTTCGATAAATTCATTTTTAGTCGGCGTAGTTGGTTCAATTCCAGTGAACTCGGGAATTGAGTTAGACAACATATCTATAATACAACTCGGAGCAATTCTTGATTTAGAACCAGAAAATATTACAGATACAACATGGTTTGATGCATCGCGTAATGGCTTAAATGGGGCGGTTACAAGTGCTTTAGCAAATAGATTTACGCCAAGTTATTCAAGTAGGAACTACATAATTAATGGTGGATTTGATTTCTGGCAGAGAGGTTCTTCTATAGTGTCTACCTCCGATAACCCCGGAATTTATGGGGCGGATAGGTGGAGATTTTATTCCATTATGCAGGGTGTCGGTTTTACTGGATCTACAGTAAGTCAGTACACAACATCATTGCCTTCTGGATTTACTAGCGCATTAAAGTGGGAAATAACAGACACTAGGGTAGATAATTTTCAATTAATGACTCGTATAGAATCATCAAATTCTTCTTTGCTTATAGGTAAGAAGGTTACACTTAGTTTCAAGATAAAAAGGTTAAGCACAACTATTAAGTCGGGCATAGCTTTAAATTGTACCTTACAATATGCGTCTAGTGCGGATAATTTTGGTTCTGTTGGCACAGAACAATCTATATCACCTATCGTTGATATTTCCGCAATTTCGAATACTACCTGGACTGACGTTGTATGTAATTTTGCTCCACTCTCTACTAATGTGGGGTTCGGAATTCAGGTGAATATTAATGCTCAAAATGGAACGAGTGATCTTGTTACGGCTACTGGAGATTTATTTGCAATAACAGGAGTTCAACTTAATGAAGGCTCCGTAGCCGCGCCATTTGAGAGGGCAGGTGGGAGTGTCGGTGGAGAGTTAGCATTGTGCCAGAGATACGCAAGACCTTTAGTAGCACGAAATGGTAGCAGTATTTTTGATTCTGGTTACAATGGAATAATAATTTCCACTACAAATTGCTTATTTTCTACAAACTATCCTTCAATGAGAACAATTCCAAGTCTAACAAATTTTGGTACTGCTATCAGTGCAATAGGTAGTCCTAGCTCATCTAATGCAGTTATTCAAATATACGATGTAATTTCTGGATCATCTTTAACAGGTTCTTTAGCCGCAACTCCTATTAGTTTATCGGAAGTTACTTCTCAAATGGCAAATTTTACAGTAACAGGCAGTGGCACATCATGGGCTACAGTACGAGATACTGTTGTTTTAACTTTAGGTGGATTAACTAGTTACATTTTGGAATCAGAGTTATAAGAAAGGGTTATTATGTATTATATAATTATCAACAAAACAAATTTAAGTATTCATTCAATATATAATTCTGACTTTATAAAAGATAATACTGCATATTTTAATTACACTGAAATAGAGCCTTTTTGTATTCATCTTGAATTACCAGAAGGACTTGATCCAGATTGTATTAAAGCAGAATTAAATGAAAATGATGAGATAATACTTGTTGAAGATTCTGTTAAAGTTGCGGAAAAAGCACTAACAGATAAAGCAACAAGGATAAAAGCTAGAGAAACAGCTTGCGACAATGATATACAGGATCAACAAGTACAAATATATGGTTTTCAATCGCAAGCCGCAGCTATTAGAACGCATATTATGTGGCAGGACATGGTAGAAAATCCTAGTTCCTGGATTTCAGAACAACTAGCAACAGAAGAAGCGGTTTTAGCTTATGCCACGCCATTATTGGGCAATAGCAAAACCTTTGGTCAATACTGTGTTATTCGTGTAGCACAGTATGAAGCGGAAAAAGCAGCGATTGAAGCAGAGTAATTATTTTTTCTTATTCCAATCTTTAATGGGATAATTTAAGAACTTTAATTTTTCTATCCAATGATAAAGAGTTCTTTTGTTTATCCCCAGATCTTGCGCAGTCCAAGTTTTATTCCAATTATTACGTTCTAAAGTTTGAAAGATTACTTCTAAAATTAAAAAATCTATTGTAAATGGAGGTATTCTTTGTTTTAGGCATTCCTCACAATTTTTTCTTAGATTATGAAGTTCTCTAATGTCTTTCATATAAATGTATTGTTTCCTTAATATTAGTCAATAATTTACCTAATGCTACTAATTCATGCCCAATAGCATTTTCATGGCATTCTTCTTTATAATTAAATGCCCAATCTGTTCCAGATACTTGAAACTTTTGTAAACAACTAGTCAATCTTTTGGCTATTTCATCAAAATCTTCTTGAGTACCTTTATTGCTTATGTGATATATCGTATGAAATAGTAAATTATTTGGAGAACGTTTGAATAAATTTTCCATCGCTTCCGCATAAGAATTAGAAAGCTCGTTTACTTTTATTAGTGAAAATATTTTGTACGCTACTAACGCAGCTTGATAGTTGAGAGGCGCGGTGGAAGCTTCAATCAGCAAGGTAGCTTTTAAAGCCGCACGTTCTGCAATGTCTACATTTTCCCCCAATGCGTATTTAGCTAAAATCTTCATTTCTGGCGTTAACAAACACCTACTATCCGTCGGGTTGGGGCAAAGCTTGCCTGCGCTTTCTTCGTACGCAAGAATGCGATTTAAACCATTTTCTACAGGCATTCCCGCATTAGCTGCCAGAATCCCACCGAGCAACTGATCACGGCTAAACTCGTTCTGGAAATCTTTATTGACGTAACTTGGGGAGCGAAACGGTTGGTCATCTACTCCAAACGAATTAGCAAGTGCATCAAATATTGATTCTTTTCTGTTTTCACCAAGCAAAGCAACAAACCCACCTTCAATCCAGCCATCGCCAGTGTCACAGTGTTCACGCCCATCTACATTATTTGGGCTATTTGATGCAGGTAACCCATCGCACCAAAACAGCAAAGGCTCTACTCTAGCTATTTCGTCAGATAGTGACGGCGAAACTACAACTGGATCTGCGGGCAATGGTTTTCCACAAGATACAAAAAAAACTACAAAAAATATAAAACGCATAAATAACTCCAAACTAGACATTGTAAAGACTATATTATAAGGTATAACATGTTTTCTTCCCGACACTGGTAAGAAATTGGATAGATAAGCGTATTTGTACGAAGGAGCTTTTAAAAGCTCCTTTATTTTATTTGCCATATCAAAAAAATAAATATAAATTGCGCGTGGAATTTTTTAGAAACGCTTATCTTTTTGAAAGGGATTTTTTTATGAAAAAATATCTAGGCATCATTTTTTTAGCATCATCTGTTTCTTACGCTGACTCTTTAAAAGATGCTTTAAAAGACAATTTATCGAGAAATCTAAAAACTACTGAGGCAGTATGCGGATATCAAGATAGATGTGGCTTTAAAACAGCATGCGAATGGACTTGTTTAGCAGTTAGCACAGCGCCAATGAACAAATGGTGGAAAGCAGCCGCAGTACAAAAACTCGGTCAATGGTGTGGAGACTTATGTTCTGAAGTAAAAGAATGCAAGTACGGATATTACTGCGATGCCTACTGATGCCCGCAAATTTTTAATTCAAGGAATAATTATTGTGGCAGTATTGTTATTTGCACAGGTACGAAAAGACTGGATTATTCAAGTTGTGGGAACCTTAACAATGCTTTTATTTCTTAAAATGGTAACAACTCCAGCGCCATTAGAATTACTTATTTTATGTCTTGGTTCATATGTAACAATAAAAATTGGAAAAAAATTCAGCTGATCTCCCAATGATTAAACTCAACAAATTTTTTCCAATTTTTAGACCAATCTAAATTAACTTTTTCAGATCTAGCAATTTCTTGCATCGCTTCATTTAGATTAGCTAGTAAATCAATTCTTTCCCACAAAGCATTACCCTTAACAGAGCCAACTACATCTATTGCTTGGGAAGGTTTTTTATTATGTTTGCTTTTTCCAGGAAGTGCTTTTGATTTTCCAGCCATAAATGCTTTTAGCTGATCTATGTTATTTCGATAGCCACATACAATAAGAATATCAAAATGAATAATTTTTGACGCTTCTGTTATTATTTTGACAAGCCGTTCGTCAACGTCCTTTAATCTTTCTGTATGGTAAATCATTTAGATTTTTCCTTAAATTATTTGATTGCAGGCTTGCACGCAAATCTAATATTCTCTAAATTAGTCAGTCTCACCTTAAACTCCGCTTGTCTCTCACCAATTCTTCCCACCTTTATACCTACCTCTTTTACTTCCCGCCAAATTGCTGACAGTATTAAGGTGTTTAATGTAACAACTCCCCCAATTATCCAAAATATAATGTCTATTTTTTCCATTTAAAAAACCTCCTTTTGGGCTACATAAACATGCTAACATATTATTAAGGAGGAAATTAACATGATTTGGCTAGCAAGAATTTGGCAGTTACGAAACTATATTATATTAATAATACAATTTATTTTACCTTTCTTAAAGAAAAAACAAAAAGTTGCACTTGTACAGTACAATCTACAAGAAACGATGGATGTGATACGATTTGCAGTCGAATTTACGATAGTGTGTCGCGATTTTGACCCCAAAAGTTTTCCTGGTAATATTTTAAAAATGCGTTCGCTAGTAACCGCAGCATTGCCAGCATTAGAAGATATTAATAAAGTGCCTAGTGAGTTAAAAAATATAACTGAGCAGGATTTATTAGTAATAAAACGAACGCTACAACAAGAATATCCATCTCTTAATGTTGACTGGCTGGACATCGTAGCAAGCGCACTAAAAGTTATAAAGTTTTTAGCCGCGCTTTTATCAAAAATGCGTTGACAAAATTTTTTAATTTGACTATGGTCTATGGCAAAGCTGGTTGGTTTATAGAGCCTGATTTTCCCGACTCAGGCTTTTATTATTTCATCAATCCACCTATAAAAAATAGGATTAAAACCGTAGCTATTTAATTCATACCTAATTTTATTTTCTCCCCACTTTTGCTTAGTTTTTCTGAACAATGCACAGACAAGACCCACACGATTTGCCCCTGTCTCATCATGTATTAAAATTGGGCGAGGTAAATCAACTAGAAAATTAACTGCGAAATATAATTTTTCTTTTTCTCCCAAATTAACGCTGGTGAGTTGCAACGGGATATGTCGAAAAGAAATATCGGGATAGCACAAATGACGCTCTGCTGTTGCAGAAAAAACATCTGTTTTTAAACAAATAATTGATTTTACCCCTTTCTCACAAATAGCTGGAAAATTCACTTTATCTATATAGCCGCTTCTATAAATATCTTTCTCTATATGCCCAAAATTAACTAACTCCATGTCTAAACCCCTAAGAAATCCATTTCTTTTTTCAATAAACATTATCTACTAATTCTCCAACCGATCCCAACTCCTGCAAAAAACCCAGATAAAGATCTAAAAAATAGCTCTGCCTTTGGCAAAGATTCTCTAAAAATACCATTGTCTTGGAAAACAAACATCAAAAAGAGAGATAAAAATACGGAAAACAATGATCTTCTAATTAATCGTAAAACCAATCTGGCTTGGTCAGCTTCATTATTTTTTTGTTCTGATACCATGTAACGCCCACCCTATTTCATAAGATTTTTTAACTTTTTTATTCGTTTCTATTTGTTTTTTTGTTGAGTTTTTATTAAACATATTTTTTATATCAACTGGTGCATCTTTTCGCAACCAACGAGACAGTGTAGAATAAGATATCTCTTTATATTCTTTTGCCGCTTCTACAGCAGTCAACCCCCTGCTCGCTAGTTCTCTAACTCTATCAATATCGATCACTTTGTTTCCTCCTCAACAGTTTCCATTAGCAGAGGGAATAAAAGCATTCTCATTTGTACATCAGGAGCAATAACAACTTGATTTTCCCCCATAGGGGATTTAGAAATTTTATCTTTTAAAAATGCTACGGCTTTATTATTTGGTAAACCCACTTCAAGACAGACCTCCAAATACTCCCCCAGCGTAGAAGGACAATTATAACCATGCTCATCAACTCTCATCTATACCGCCTTTTTTTTATTTTTTAATATCTTCAACTCGAATTAATTTATGTTGTGGTTCATCTCCATCAATCATTTTTTCTTCGCGTAAAATCTCAGCTCTAAGCTGATGAACAGCGTCAGCAAATTGCGGTATTTCCGCATATTTAATCATAGCTTCTTTAATGCATCTTCTAATATGAGAACTATCAACGTAGTAAATCATTTCCTACCCCTTTTCTTAGCGCTTTTATCAGAACGTATTTTACGTTTATTTTTCCTGGTTTTATCTGACTTGTCAACTAATAAAATATCATCTTTTTTAGGAGCTAATTTTACTTCGATTGATTTAGAGGAATTTATTTCTTGTTTTATCTTTTCTTCTCTTTCTTTTTCATCTAACACATCGATAAGCCTTTTACATACATCGAGAGCTTGTTTTAAGATTGGCCTAGGCGTATTTTTTATATAAACATCACTAATATGAGCAAACAGCTCACTGGCTATCACTATCTTTCCTTTTACTTCTACCATCATTAAGTTCCCTTATTTCTAAATACCCTTCTACAATGCTTCTAATAATTTCCTGTATTGTTTTCTTTTTTTTCTTAGATATATTCTCCAATTTATTATATAAATTAACGTCTAAACTCAAACTAATTACTTTTCTTTCAAAGCGCATTCAACTACTCTCCTTTTAGAAGTTATTGTTCTATAGATCATTTTGTCTACATCGCTATGATGTAGATAATGTACAAAGCATTTTTTCTCTTGACCAATGCGATGTATTCGTTTCATCGCTTGGTCTAAATCCGCTGGCACCCATGTAACATCATTAAAAACAACGTGGCTAGCCGCTGTTAATGTCCAACCAAAACCCATAGCAGCTATCGTACAAACTAAATACTGTATCTCTTTTTTTTGGAATTTTTCCACAATATGCTGTCTAGTGTCCATAGAAACAACACCAGTTATTTCTGACCCAACAAAACTTTTAGATAACAATTTATTAATCATTCTCACAGCATCTACATGGTCTGAGAATATTAAAACAGGGTTTTCGCTTTGCAAAATAATGTTTTCTACATATAAAGATGTTGCTAATGTTTTAGACATAGCAGAACCTCTCTTAACAGTAGAAATAAATTCACTATATTTACTTAACTCCGCTTCTTGAAATGCAACCAACAATTCCGAATCAACAACCATATCTTTTGGAATTGATACAGCTTTATAAATTTCTACTAGTGGAGGCAAATCTAAACATTGCTCGCAAGTATGCCGTATAAATTTACCTAATAATAATTTTTTTAGGTCATCTATGTTTTGTATTCCCTCCCATGATATAGCTCTTCTTCCGCGTATAAATTTATGAATTGGGAAAGAAAAATGTTCTAAAAACTCTTGCATATTTCTGAAATGTTTTTGTAATTTTATGCCATTTTCTTCGTTAGGACAGTTGCTTAGTAATGACAACGGAGAATAAAATTCATACACTCTATTTTTTATCGGTGTTCCAGATAGCATTAAAAAATAATCTGGTTTAAAGGCTTCCATCAGTTTATGTACTGTTTTAGTTCTAAGTGAAGAAGGTTCTTTTAAAAAATGACTTTCATCACATATAACTAGCTTTTTACCAAACCAAACCTGTGGATTTTTAGGAAGCATATCATAAGATATTATGCCAATGGTATGTTTATTCATCTCTTTTTCTAAAATAATCGCATCTTTATCAATAAATTTTTTTACCTCTTTTTGCCAATTTATTTTTAGGACAGAGGGGCATATTACCAATGTTGGTAAATTTAATCTTCTTATTAAATCTATCGCAACAACCGTCTTACCCAAACCCATCTCATCTCCAACCAAGACATATTTATGCTTTAGGCAAAAATTGACATTTTCCGATTGATATGAGAAAAGTTTCATATATAAGTTCCTTTCGTATTAGTTTTTTCTACTTTAGGAGAAGAGGTAACCCGCTTCTCCACTTTTTTAAGTATTGTTTTTTATAATAGTAAATAACAGAAAATAGTCAAGTATAAACTTATATAAATTTATATATTGTTATTTTTATTATACTTTCTTAGGAAAATTCTAATAAAAATATAAGAACACCAAGCAAGGGTCATAAATACTCCGATAATGGCCATTATAAACATGATACTTAGTACATATTTTATAGCCATTGATATTAGCATATTCTTCCCTTCAACGCATTTATAAATTCTGTACAAAGTTCTTTGCTACCTTCAAAAAAACAAGGAACCGTTCCATCAAGTGCAGGTATAGCCGCTTTTACTTTGTTTTTAATCTCTTCATTTTTAGTCCAAGCTGAATCATTCATAATTTTGTTTACAGCTTTTATCAAAAATTCCGCATGGTTTGTCCGAGAGTAAACAACTTTTTTTTCTTCCTGCGCTACTGTCTGAGGCGCAGAAAATTCATTCTCTAAGTTGGCTAGCTTCTCAATGTGGGCATCTATTTCATCTTCTTTGGTTTTAGTTTGCACCAAAGGGATCTGTTCTGTTTTTTCTGGCTTTTTTATTTCTTCTGTCTTTTCTGCTGTTTTCCGTGGTTTTTTAGCCTCCACTAATTTTTTAGGTTCGTCTTCTGAATCTTTAACGTCAATAAATGGATCTGGTTGCACTGTTGGTTTATCTTCAAAATCTGCGCCAGCATCTAAAATTCCAAAAAATGATAGTGTAGCTCGACGTTTTGCTTTAGTTTCCAGCTTTAATAGCGCATTAGCTAAATCTTCCCCGTCTAATAAAACTTTTTTCATGACGGGATTATCTTTACTGGGAGGCAAATATTTCCCTATAGAAATAAAAGCATTCGAATCTTCGCACCGTCCAGATGGATCAGACACCTGAACAGAGCAGCGAGCTATCATTTTTTCTGCATCTAGTTCTATCGACACTACTTTACGTGATAGCTTTTTTTTGTCGGCCAATTGATTAGTGGCTGACGCGGTCATATAAAATTTTGCTACTCCGCGAAACGAAATCAAATCAAATGGTCTTAAAATCGGATCTAAATCATATCGCTCACATAGTTTCGATAAAACAAAATCTTTTTCGGTGTCGTTTAATTGCGACACATTACCAGTTCTAAAGTATTCTCTAACGCTTACACTATCCATCTTAATTAAATCTGCCATATTATTTAAACTCCTCGATCAAACATTCAACATCTTTTTTCATTACCATATTATTTATTAAGTTTCCATTTTCTAAACGAATAACTTTTGAATTTTGTAGATTACTAGTAAAAGTAGCATTATTGCAAACAGAGAAATATTCGCAAGATTTTCCAAAATTTAAACATGCTTTTGGATTTTTTAAAGCAAGTATTTTTCCGGTATCTGCTAACTGAGATTCAATCTCATGAATTCTGTCTACTACTCTAGCAAAACAATCAAAAGATTCTTTCAAGCTCATATCTTCTTTTAAGACCACTATTTCTCTAAAACTAGCCTGACATCTTGTCGTCCAGGAGGAAAACTCTTCACCAGCTTTGTATCGTTGTAGTGGCTTCGATACTTCCCGGTATCTAATCCCTGCAAATTTTTCTGGAGCTAGTCCGTATTTTTCTGCAAAAGAGGGGGCTACAGCAGCGTAGAGACACATCTGAGGATCGCGATGTAGTCTGCTTGGTAAAGCCTCTTCTGGTTTTCCCGTAGTTTTAAGATCTATTATCCACCACGCATCTTTATCACCCTTTAAATAATTTTCCGAACTTGACCCATCTTCTTTCATAATTGCGTCAATAATTCCATTCGAAATTGTTGTGGTAAATTTATGTTCGCAAGCAATTACTTTTAATGGTATTTGGCTATGAAACGCCCAGTATACCCTAAGCATAGCCATTATTTTGCCGCCATCTTCAATTTCGTCCAAACCATAATCTTTAACAATTCCCTTGAAATTAATAGAAGAAAAAGCGTTTGGACAATGCTTAGTAATTTCTAAAACTTTATGAAACGCATTACCTATTTTAAAATAATCTGGCTCTACATAATCTATATCTTTTGGAGCTTTTAAAAAGTAACGGAGACAACCTTTATACTCGCATTCTTGAAACGTAGATGCACAGGAATAACTAACATTTAAAGTCATAAAAACTCCCTGCTGTCGTCAATTATTTCTAATGACTCCAACGATTGATTAACAAATACATTTCCGTTTCTGCCAGGGGAATTATACGTTGATAAAGCATACTTAAACTTATTTTTTCCACACTGTGTTTTTGCGAAAATATACGCTCCTTGCGGACTAACTCCGCCAATTTTGCTACCCAACGCATATACTGTGTTATATATTTTTTTCATTCCCATAAATTTTGCCGATTCAGAATCTTGTTTATTAGGTATTCTAACCAAAAATATTCTTTTCCCTTTATCGCCAAATAATTTCAAAGAAAAATACTGACTCCCGTTTTTGCTGGTCAAAGAAATCTCCTCCACCGTACACGTTCCAGTTAGCGGCCATTCAATTATTCCCGTAATTTCTCCATCTTGGACTTGCCGATCTAACTCATCTAATTCCACTAGTACGTTATTCATAAAATTATTCCTTAAATAAAATCCATTTAAACTAAATAAAAACTCCATGTTTTTACTAAATACATTTTACGTTTTACTTTTTAAGCACCTCCCCACACCAATTTTTTAGATATATTGTTTCGTTGCAATCCATCGGTAGTGTTATTTGAGGATACGCAGAAATCATTAATCGTTGAATTTCTGGCAGCAAACCAAAATCATCTTTATGCATATGGATCAAAATTTCATCGTGGATCAATGCGACTATCCAACTTTTAGAATTTTTAGAAAGAAAGTTATGTACTTTAATCGCTGCATATTTTGTATGCATAGCACAGGTTCCCTGTATAAAATAATTAGTAGCTTTGTAGGCATATTCTTGCGGGATTCGTAAAATATTACCATATCTTGTTTCTATAAAACCCTCGTGTTTAGCCTTCATTTGCAATGATCTAATGAGTCTGGCAGCGTTTGGTAACTTTGCAAAAAATAAATCACGCAAGTGACACGCTGCTTCAACACTGGTTTTAAGTGTTTCTGAAAGAGCATTAACACCCTCTCCATAAATAATACCAAATCCGATTCCTTTAGCATCATCACGACTTACTCCCATTAAATTAGCAGTTACCATGTGTAAATCTAGATTATTTATCATGATATCGTTAATGACTCCCTGTTCTCCAGCCGCATCGAGAAAGCAACGCATTTCCTGTGCCTGGAAATCAATACTAACCAGTTTATAATCTTCGTTATCTGGAATAAAACATTTACGTGGATTATACTTATTTAGTCCTTTTTTATCTTTTTTAACATTTTGAATGTTTGGGTCGACGCAAGACATCCTACCTGTCTCCGCCCCGAATTGATGAAAGTTAGCATGTATTTTTTCAGTTTTTTTATTTAGAAAACGTAGATAATTGCCATAATATGTGTTTGCCATTTTGTTGGCTTCGCGTATTTCTAGGATTTTCTCAGCAATGATGTTTCCTTTTTTAGCCAACGACTTAAGAAATACCTTGCTGGTTTGCTGGTTTCCTTTTTCGGTTATGGGAAGTCTTACGCCAATCGCGGTAAATATTTTCCCTAAACTCTTTCCAGAATCTACAAAATCAAAACCTGTTAAAAGTCTGAAATCCTCCCTCGCGGTTTTGGCTCTATCCAATTCGTATTCCATAGCCCGAGTCGTATACTCTATATCTAGTTTTATTCCTCTCCGTTCCATTTGGAAAATCACGGACGTACACAATTTATCAATTTCAAATGCTTTTGTATTAGCAACTTCTTGCTGAGTATTATATAATTGCTGTACTAATAGAACGTCTTGTCTAGCATATGGAAAAAGTATTTCTTCAGGAACCATAAAATATAACGGCTTATAAACTCTTTTTTTATTTCTTACAACCTCTACTTCTTTACAGTTATTTTTTTTAATATATTCCGCCAATGACTTATCTTTTTTTCCTGTAAGATTATCTAGACTATAGGAATCTAAATCATTAATATAATGCCTATGCATTGTCATTGTATCGTAGATAGTACATTGGCTTAGGTCAAATCCGATGTTGTGCATCATATGCACATCAAACTTAGCGTTATGGGCTACTATAGTTCTGTCTTTAGAAAATAGTTTTCTCAAAATAAAAACTTCTTCTATAGTAAGTTTAGTTACTTCTAGTAAAATTGGTTTAGAAAATCGTTCTGAAGATAAAATTATCAAGAATGGTTTGTTGTTTTGGTACCAATATAAACCAGTTGTTTCTGTATCTAAAAACAATACGTTACCACCAAGCAGCTTCTGCAATTCCAACATACAACTTCTTTCTTTTCCCTAAAAAACCTGTTACTTCTACTTCTTACTTATGTTGCGAAAACAGTAACATAAAAAGTTTAAGTGTTCAAGTTAACTTACAAAAAACATCTGGAGACAAAATGAACCGTAAACACAATGCAACACAACTTATAGATTTACAGGAAAAATTTCTAGAGGAATTCGAAAATTTTTTGTCACTACATGGACTTACTTTGGCTGATATTGTAAGAATATTAGAATTAAAAAATAAAACAGCTATTTATTACTGGGTAGAGCACAAGAAATTTCCACTGGATATTATGTTTTCTATTATCTTAAGCTTTACAGAATACTTTAATATTAGTAACTATTTTAATATTTCTAAAATACACTATAATTTTCATGCGGCGATAGATTGCAAGAGGGGGAAATATGAGAATAGACTAAACCGAAGCTCGCAAAAAAACCAAAACAACCAACCAAAAAGGGGTACACATGAGCATAAAAATGCTGTTAAAGCATAATCTACCATTAGTGAAATGGAAAAAAAACAAGATATTTGAGGCAGGAAAATTCGAAAAAGTTCCTATGGAACAATGGGCAATTCCAAAATTTAATAGAGAAGAACGCGAATTTATTGGTTGCAACGTGGCTGTAAAGATGGGTCATGAGTTCTCTCCAGGAAAATTTTTGCATTGTGTAGATTTTGATTTTAAAAAGCCAGAAGGTGTTTCCTCATACGAAAGATTTTTAAAATTATTTCCAGACGGCTGGCAAAATACTGTATCCAGTGAAACAGAAAGCGGTGGGCTGCACTATTGGTTTTGGCATACAGAGGCGCTAAGAGTTTCCATAGCACTGTTTCCAGGAGTAGATTTTCTAGGATTAGGAAGCCTTTCTACAGAACCACCGTCTCAGTTTTTTGAAGCAAATAAGCCATGCAATCAATACAGATGGATAACTGAACCAACAGAATTAGAATTAATAAAACCACTTCCAGATTGGATTATAAATGCACATAAATTGAGAAACACTCCGTTCGAAGAAATGAAAAAAATAGAGCGAGGAGATTTTGCGCCAGTCAATGAGCTAGAGCTAGAATTTTTTAGGTGGCAATTGTTCTGCTATATACCAACGGGAGGACTACAACATAACGAATGGATACAGATTGGAATGTCATTACATTATGCGACAGACGGAAGTGACTCAGGATATGACCTTTGGAATGAGTGGAGCGCGAGAGTTCAAGAAGTAAATAAACTATCATATAATGAAAAAAGAACAAAATCATCTTGGGAATCATTTGGAAGATATATTAGAGACAATCCAATAACGATTGGCTTTTTAATTAGAAAGCTGTCGCAGGAAAACGCAGCAAAAAATAACCAGTTTTTGGAAGATTTAAATGCTTGGGCAATTGAAGAAATAAAGAAAAACCCTTCTCCACCTGAAACAACACAAACCAAAAAAGATGGAAATAAAAAGAAAGAAAATAAAGAAGACAATAATAAAAAAGAAATGAATACAGACGAATATTGTGAAATATTTGAAAGGCTATTGCAAGGGAAGATTAGAAAAAATCAGTGCAGTAATAAACTAGAACTTCATACCAAAGGAATCAAGTTTCCGATGTCAGATGGACTAGAAGCGCAGATAATTTTGGACTTTAGAAAGTTTTCTGAATTAGAAAAAATACCGCAATTCAAACAGGCGAACTTGGTAAAATTAATTATTTTAGCCAGTGGAGAAAAGCATATGTATAATCCTTTAAAAGATTATTTCCAGACGTGTTTGGATAAATATAAAGCTCAATTAGGAACCTTAGAATACACTGATATAGAGTTTCCAAAATATTACTACAGAGATTTATTTGTTGAAGGTCTGAAACTAAAAAATTCAACCAAAGAAGAGCAAAAGGCTTTTGAGTGGTTCCGCGATTGCTTTAGGTTTTGGTTGGAAGGAATGGTAGCGAAATTCTTTTTTAGGTACCAAAACCCGATGCTAGTGCTACAGGGCGACCAGGGAACTGGTAAGTCTAGCTTAGCTCGCTGTGTAGTTAAAAACACGTCAGAATTAACTCCAGGATATAGCTATTTTAAGGAGGGGGATATTAACCCCGAAAACAAAGACCACCGCATAGCGCTGACCCAAACGCTAGTATGGGAGGTTCCAGAGCTTGGGGCGACAACCAGAAAGAGTGACGTAGATCGCCTAAAGGCGTTTATCACATCAGAGACGATAGACGAGCGGGGAGCGTATGCCAGAAACTCTGAAACCAGGTTGGCCATTGCATCCTTCATTGGATCAAGCAATGAGGACGCTTTCCTCAGAGATGCCACTGGAGCAAGAAGATTCTTGGTATGTGACTATAATCCAGTTGATAAAGACTATACAATAAATTATCTTAGGTCAGTGGCAGATCCCGACTTGATGGTGGGGGAGTCTTTTTATTGCATACAGTCAACAAAACAACCTATGTTCTGTCAAGAGATGGTTTTAAGTCAAAATGAGATGGCGGAAAAAGTCAGAGTAAAATCTGATCTGGAAACTTGGCTTGAAGACGAGATATTGATAACAGGCAAATTTGAAGATGCTGTAAAACGCTCATTGATTAGGGACAATTTAAAAGAAGCACAAATTAGAGAGAAATCTGCAATGTTGTTTATACAGTCATGGCTAAAAAGACAGGGGATTAAAGAGCCAGAAAAGAAGGTAAATGGAGAAAGATATTTCGTTGGTTGTAAGTTAAGATCTACAGTAAATACAAAAACAGTTGACCCATCATTTAAATAATATTCAATAAAAATAATAGCTTATAAAAATAGTGGCTACGGGGCAGAATCTCAGGTCACAAATATTCTGCCCCACAAATTTTTTTACATAATTATAGATAGTTATCTCTTTTTAGGGGCAGTGGGGCAGTCTGGGGCACATTGCTGCTATATATTATTTTTTTTTCTCTCATCCAAAAATGCGGTTATATAAATTTATATAAGCCAATACACCACACTCTACTATTCTCGTAGTCTATGTACTATATATTGCTTGCCCCAACTGCCCCTTGGTATAAATATAAGATAAATAAGGAGAAAGCAGGGGCAACATGGTTCGAAGATTCTGCCCCTCATATTGCCCCAACTGCCTCGAAACTGCCCCAAAACCAATTACTTACAACTTTTTACTGATTAGTAAACAAAAACAAATATTTATTCAAAGGGGGATTCTTGCTGAGGATATTTGGACGCATAGCCAATAATATATTTTAACTAGTCAGCCAGTTTATTTAGTGTAATACACTTTGTTGTTGCGTTTTGTTGACAATCTTTTCTGCGTATAATATAGTTTATTTGTTAGTAGGTATTTATAACTATTTGTTATTGTTGTTTATACTAAGTTAAAATTTATAGAAAAATATAAGGGTTAAAAAAAATATGACTATGTATGAAAAAATTTACACGTTATTTACTGGAGAAGGGTATATTAATCCAGTTAAATTACCAGATGTTTTAAAAAAGTTAGAAATTTTTAAGTATCAGCTTTCCGATGATATTTTATTGGACTATGACTATTCTAAAGAAAATTTAAAGGAAATATACCGCGAGATAATTCGCAGATTCTGTAATTTGGAAGAAGAGCATAAAATACAGGATCGTATTTACGAAGCTAAATACCGCTGGATGAAAATAAAAAATCCTCCTCGTTCTTGGCATGAATACGAAGAAAGATTTTTTCGGAGAAGATGAGTGGATAGATATGAAAACCTATGTAGTTACATATGAAAATGGTGCAACTAATTTGATACAAGCAGAATCTCTGATTCAAGCTATAGAAAATAGTGATAAAGCTATTTTAAATTGCCTTCCTGATGGATTTAATAAAGAAAATATTGTTAGGTCAATATCAGCAAGAGAAATTTATGATGATGATGAAAAGATTGGATCTGTTTCTTTTAAAAAATATATGGAATTAGTAGAAACTATAGATCAACTTAGTTGACGGCAGTCAATAAAACAGTTCAGTTATGATAACGGACATTATCATAACTGAAAATACACATAAGGAACAATGAAATGATTGATATAAATCTACCAATGGACGAAATCGCAATACACGGAGATGCTTTAGTTCGTGAATGTATTAAAAAACATTTTAATATTAATGATAATGATGAGATATGCTACCAACACCCAGACGATACCTTGACCGCAGAAGTTTTTATAAATAACACCGCTGTGGCTAGTTATAATTATATCTCAGAAACACTTAGGATCTTTTAAAATGACTACAAACTTATTAAATACAGAAGATGTTTTACATTCTATCGAAGTTTTGGATTGGATCTATTCTTACTTAAACAAGCCTTTGTTGGAAAAAATATTAGATACTAAATCGTGGGGAGATGAGTTCGAAGTTAATAGAATTTGGAATAGATTTCAAGAATCTTCTTACGCTGGCCTAGCTTCTCTAGATATCCACAACAAAAGAAAATTAATAAGATACGTCTTATCTCAAATCCAGTAACTAATATTTGATCTTATCCACAGCATAGTGTAACTTCCCCGCAACGGGGTAACTATGCAAACTAATAAAAACGCTGGTAAATGTGAACATTGTAAGCAAACTGTGTGGCCACAGGAAGGCCATGTGTGGAAAGAGAAGTATTGGAAGATAATTCATAAAGAATGTATTTTTCAGTTTTTATTAGAAAAGGAGAAGGAAAATGGAAGAAAATTTGCAGGTAAAAACGTTAGTAGTGGAAAACCTAAAACAGTTTAAAAACTCGCATGCAAATATGGCATCGCATTTTGGCGTATCCAGGCAGGCTATTTGGCGGTGGGAAAGAGGGCTACTAGCTCCAAATCCTATGCAGGTTTGGAAAATGCTTTGTATTGTACATAAATATAGGTTAAATATTGTGGCATTATTGTTTGATCGATATATACGGGACAAAGATTTGCAAAAGGAGTTGCAATGAAAAAACCAGCAAGATGGAATCAAAAAGATAAGCTAGTAGCTGCTATTAGAAAAGTTTGGCGCTATTCACCTATGCGAAAAGAGGCTTTAGAACGAACTAAAGTTGGAGTTAAGGCTAATCGTTGTGAGAATTGCGAAGAGATATTTAATATAAAGTTAGTAGAAGTACATCATACAAAATCAATGCATGGCTGGAAAACTTATGATGAATTGATTGACAAAATGCTATGTCATTCGACAGAGCTTAAAGTTTTGTGCGAACGCTGCCATCGCTATGAAAATGCGAAACAAAAAATAGAAGATGTTGGAATATCTAAAAAAGCAAGGAAAGAATTTTCTTAATATGATAAAGAAAATGGATAATACGAGTTTTTGGTTTCATTTGGGTTTCGTTATTGGATCTCTATCTAGAGAAGACTTGGCAAAATATCTAGCA